GCGGTCACTACCAAGGCGGTCAACATGTGGATTTGGCGGGGCAGCATCCCGGGCCGCTGGTTTTTGAGGCTTCAAGAAATCAGTGCCAAGCAGGGCCGCACACTGCTGGACCGCAAGGACTGGAAGCGGACGGTCCCGAAGGAGGACAAGCCCGCCGGCCCGGGTGACGAGAGTTGGATGGACTGACCATGACCAGAGCCTACTACAACGAAATCGACCCATACGCCGCCCAATGGCTGCGCAACCTGATCGACGCCGGGCATATCGCCGCCGGCGACGTAGACGAGAGAGATATTCGAGATGTCCACCCAGCTGACCTTGATGGATACACCCAGTGCCACTTCTTCGCCGGAGTCGGAGTCTGGTCATACGCCCTGCGACTCGCCGGGTGGCCTGATGATCGACCCGTATGGACCGGAAGTTGCCCGTGCCAGCCTTTCAGCTCGGCAGGCCGGAGACAGGGAGCTGCTGACGAGCGGCACCTATGGCCGCACTGGCACCACCTCGTCGAGCAGTGCCGACCTAGCGTCGTCTTTGGCGAGCAGGTTGCGAGCAAGGACGGCCTTGCTTGGCTCGACCTCGTACAAACTGACTTGGAAGGAACGGGCTACGCCAGCGGGGCGGTCGATCTGTGCGCTGCGGGCGTCGGTGCGCCGCATATCCGGCAACGACTCTGGTTCGTTGGAGAAAGGCTGGGCCACGCCGACAACGAGGGACTACCGGGACGGCGCAGCGCCGTCAGTGGTATCGAGCGGACGAACGGACAAGCTGCCCCACGCGGTTCATCTCGCGGGCTGGCCTACGCCGCACACCAGCGCATCGACTGGAGCGGGGGCACATGGCCGACAAGGAGGACTGAACATACAGTCAGCGGCAGCCCTCGCGGCAGGACGCCCGGCCCGACTAATGGCCACTGGCGAGATGCTGACTGGCTCGGATGCCGGGATGGAAAGTGGCGGCCAGTTGAACCCGGCACATTCCCGCTGGCTCATGGGACTCCCGCCCGAGTGGGACGACTGCGCGCCTACGGAAACGCGATCGTCGCGCAAGCAGCGGCGGAAGTGATCGGGGCATACACGGACCACGTCGCCGACGATAACGACGAGAGCTGGATGGATTGATGCGCGACCTGCCGTACCAGCGTGAAGGCAGCGAGTTTCTGGCTGCCCGCCGGGCCGCCTACCTCGGGGATGACCCCGGACTCGGGAAGTCAAAGCAGGCCATCGACGCCGCCGACCTGCGAGGGGCGGAGCGCGTGCTGGTGGTGAGCCCGGCCTCACTCAAGGTCAACTGGGCGCGCGAGTTCGCCAAGTTCTCCGACAGACAGCGAGCCGTCTGTATGAGCAAGGTACGGGACGCGGCGAGCGTTCCACGGCACGGGCCGTCGCTGACCATCATCAACTACGACATCGCCCGCCGCGTGGAGCTGCACCGCCACCTGCGGGACCTGCGCTGGGACGTGCTGATCGCCGACGAGGCCCACGCCCTCAAGAACCCGGAGGCCACGCAGACGCGGGCCATGCTGGGCGAGGTGGGGCTGGTGCAGACGGCCGACGCGGCCTACCCCATGTCCGGCACGCCGCTACCCAACCACGTCGGGGAGTTGTACCCCGTGCTGGCAGCCCTGTACCCGCAGGCGACCTACGGCATGGGGTACGAGAAGTGGCTACGCCACCACTGCTACGTGCGGGAGACGGCCTACGGCCTGCGCCCGGTCAGCAACAAGCCAACCATCCAACAGCTGCGCGCCGACACGGCGGACTTCCTGATCCGCCGCAAGCGGGCGGACGTGCTGACCGACCTGCCGCCCCTGCGGACCGGCGTGCTGACCGTGGAGAACGACCGCGCGCTGGAGACGGTGCGGGGGTTGGAGGCCGAGATACCGCCGGAGCTGCTAGCCCTACTCAACGACGAGGACGTGGACCCGGAGTTTCTGGAGGAGGTCGAGGAACTGCCGCTGTCCACCCTGCGCCGGCTTTACGGGCAGGCCAAGGCGCACGCGCTGGTGGACGTGATCGCCGGGGAGCTGGACGGCGGGGTCGAACAGATCGTGTTGATGTGCTGGCACCACGACACCATGGACATTCTGGAGCGCGGGCTGGCGCGGTTTGGCACCGCCCGCGTGGACGGCAAGACAAAAAATGTGCAGGGGGAGGTTGACCGCTTCACCCAACATGACTACTCTACGAAGTGTAGGGTGTTCATCGGGCAGATTCAGTCTGCCGGTACGGGGCACACGCTGACCACGGCGCAGGACATGATTATCGTGGAGCCGTCGTGGGTACCGGGCGAGAACGTCCAAGCGATGCTCCGCATCCACCGCATCGGGCAGGAGGGTTCCTGTCTGGTACGCTACGCCGCCCTCGCCGGGTCGCTGGACGAAGCGATTATGGGGTCGGCAGAACGTAAGGCGGCCAACACCGCCGAACTGCTTAACTAGGAGACAACACCATGCAGAAGCACCGCATTGAATTGGAAGCCTCGACACTGGACGAGATGCGCGACGAGGTCCGCGCGCTGGCCGTGTCGTTTGGCATCATGCAGGAGAACGCCAAGGCGGCGTTGGGCGCGGAGGAGAAGACCGCCGCACCGGAGGAGAAGCCGGAGCCGAAAGCCGAGACCAAGCGCAAGCCGGCGAAGAAAAAGCCGGAGCCCAAGGCGGAGGAGCCCAAGGCGGAGGAGCCGGAGGAGCCCAAGGCGGAGGAGTCCAAGGCCGAGGAGCCGGAGGAGCCGGAGGAATCCAAGGCCGAGGAGCCGGAGTACACGCTGGACGACGTGCGCGGCGCCGTACAGGAGTACGTGCAGGCCCACGGCAATGCCAAGGGCAAGGCGCTGGTGACGGCCTTCGGCGCCAACAAGGTTTCCGGCATCGCCCCGGACCACTACGGGCCGTTCGTCAAGGCGTGCGGCATGGCCCCCGAGGCGGCCGAGAAGTACGCCGCGGGCTTCGCCTCCGCAGGGGAGTAACGCCATGCCTACCGCACACGCCAAGCTGGGGGCGTCCGGCGCCCACCGTTGGATGCAGTGCCCCGGGTCGCTGGTCCTTGAGGAAGGGCTGCCGGACACCGAGTCCGACGCCAGCCGGGAGGGCACCGCTGCCCATGCGGTCGGGGAAGCCTGTCTGCTAAGGGGGCACGACCCCTTCGAGTACATCGGCGAGTCGGCCCCGACCGACGAGGTGGATTGGACCGTGGACGCGGACATGGCCAACGCCGTGGACGTGTACGTCCGCCACCTGCGAGAGCTGGCCGATGACTTCGGCGAGCACAACGTCGAGGTGCAGGTCAGCCTCGCCCCGCTGGGCGACTGGGCGGAGGACATGTTCGGCACCGCCGACTTCGTCGGGCTGGTGGGCGACGTGCTGTACGTCCGTGACTACAAGCACGGCAAGGGCGTGGTGGTCGAGGCCGAAGGCAACGTCCAGTTCGCCTACTACGCGGTCGGCGCTCTACTCCACCTGCGGGAACGGGGCCACGACATCAACGCGATCCGCGAGGTCCGCATGGGGGTGGTGCAGCCGCGCGCCTACCACGAGGCCGGGCCGATCCGCGAGGACGTGGCCACCGTGGGCGAGCTGATCGACTGGGCCGAGACCCGCGTAGCCGACGCCGTGCGCGTGGTTCAGCAGGCGTACCAGACGCGCCAGCAGACCGCCAGCTGGGCCGATAGGTTTCTCGACCCCGGTGACCACTGCAAGTTCTGCAAGGGCAAGGGCCTGTGCCCCAAGCTGGCCGAGCGGAGCATGGACAACGCCATGCTGGAGTTCTCCGGCGACGACGTGGTCCCGGTGAAGCCCATGGACCGGCTGTCCGAGGACGAGATCGCCAGCATCCTGCGTCACAAGAAAGCCATCACGGACTGGCTCAACGGCGTGGAGCAGCTGGCGGTACACTCGCTCACCAAGGGCGACGACGTGACCGGGGGCCAGTTCAAGCTGGTGGCCGGTCGAAGCAACCGGACGTGGCGCGACGAGCGCGCCGCGACCGACACCCTTCACCGCATGGGGTGGGGCGATGACGACCTGTTCACGCAGAAGTTCATCACCCCGGCGCAAGCGGAGAAGCTGGTCGGGAGGGCAGGCAAGACAGAGCTGGCCGACCTGATCCAGTCCGGGGAGGGCAAGCCGACGCTGGCACCAGCGGAGGACAAGCGCCCTGCCCTGAACCGAGGCCCCGAAGCCGACTTCGGTTAGCATCTCAAGGTCTCAAAATCTCAACATCTCAAACGAGGTAAACGACATGGCGTATAACGCAAAGACCGGCAACTACATCACCCCGGAAGGCCGGGCCAGCTTCCCGGTACTGGCCGAGCCGAAGCAGATCAACGGCACGGGTGAGCCGAAGTACCAGCTGACCATCCTGTTCGACAAGGAGGCGCAGCAGACGCAGGACTTCAAGGACTTGGAGGCCGCCGTCGAGAAGGCGATTGCCGACAAGTGGGGCGACAACCGCCCGCGCAAGGTCAAGTCGCCGCTGATGACCATCGACGACCTGCGGAACAAGGTGCCGGCGGGCTACACCGAGGACCATGTCTTCATCCGCTTGGCCAGCACCGTGCCGGTGGGCGTGGTCGTGGACAACGGCGACGGCACCGTGCGGAAACTGTCCGACCCGACCGAGGTGAAGCGCGAGCTTTACGCCGGCTGTAACGTCAAGGCGGCCATCAACGTCTACGCATGGCAGCACAACGTCGGCGGCGCGGGTGTCAGTTTCGGACTGGCCAACGTGATGAAGACCGGCGAGAACGAGAAGTTTGGCGCAACCAACGCGGACGCCAGCGATGACTTCGGCGCCCCGGTTACACAGCCGGAAGGCAACGACTTCATGGGCTGATGCCCGGCCCCAACCGCCCCGGTTCGCCGGGGCGTTTTTCTGTACCGAACAGGAGCACGACACCATGGACCCCAATATGCACAACTACGAACCCACCCCCTGCGGAGACCCGGTCCACGCCGATCTTGACCGCCGGCGACGCTGCTTGCACGAGGAGCTGGCCCGGCTGGACGACGAGTTCGAGGCGGTCTGCGCCCGGGAGGACGAGGGGGCCACCCAAGCGCGGTACGAGGCCCGGCATCAGGAAGAGCTGCGAGACTTCGTCAACCGGGAGGCCGACCGGCTCACCTGCGGTCAGGCCGGTCCGGCGGGCATGGACCGCTTGCAAGAGATCACCCGTCAAGCTCAGTTACATGTCAGGCCCGGGCGGGTTTACGTGGCGTCCCCGGGCACCAACCGCCGCGTACCGGAGGGATATGCCGAGCTGGCCGACATTCTCGACCGCGCGCTGGAGCAGGCCGCCGGGGGCAAGGGCAAGGAGCGGCACGCCAACGGCAAGCC